CGCAAAAAACGGCGTTGAAAAGAAGCGGGAGTTGCAGCGGGTTCATGGCATTTTCAAAAGTGAGGGGGTCAACACGTGTTGACCCCTGGTGGATTTAACAGCGAGGGGGTCGACACGTGTCGACCCCTGCAGGATGAAAGATTGTGGTGAGTTCCAAGGTCATCGGTGTGGAGGATGCAGCACGGCGCGCTCAAGCGCCTCAAGCCGGGCCTCGATCGCCTCGTTGTCGGGCGCGCTTTCGTCTTCCTCGGCCTGCTCTTGCGCCGCCGTGGTGCCGCTGCCGATTTCAGGAAACCCTTCGGCATAAGTCAGACCGCGCGTAGCGAGCCCATCTTTGATGTACTTGCGCTCATCAAGATACTGATCGATCTCGATCTGCCAGTCATCGCCCACATAGCCATAGAGCGACTTCATGGTAATCATGCCGCGTTTGGCCTGCTCAATGTGCAGCTTGCCATCGCGGCCAAAGTCCACCGTCAGGCGTTTCGGCAGCAGCCAGGTGTGCAGCTCCCAGTCGTCGGCGTCTTCGATCTCGCCATGCTCGATCATGTCACGCTGCCAAGCCAGGAAGTAAGGCCCGAGGAACTGCTCGACGAGCTCCTGCTGCTCGACTTCGATCTGCGATTGCGCATCCGCCATGATGAAGCGCGTGTTAGCGCCGCCCAGTTGCGTGATGTTCCAGAGCAGTTCCGGCGAGAACTTCAGCGCCCAGGCCACATCACGCACCAGATTCTCCAAATGCTCACGCACATTCGCGTCAGGGTGATTGCTTTCGATGATCTTGAAAGACTGCCCCGGCTTCAAATCCTGCGATTGCCCCGCGCCAAGGAATCGCTCCAGCGTCACTTTATTGCCACCGATGTCGATCTCCGTCGTCGGGCGCGGTGCCAGCGATCCGCGTCCCCCAGGCGCCTGGGGCGCTGGCTGCGAGTTGATCTGCTGCTCGATGGCATAGGCGATCTGCTCGCGCATCTTGATGCCCTTCGTGATGGCATACATGATCTCGCCACGGTCGAGCACCTTGTTGATGACCGGATAAAACCGCGTCAGACCCCGCACCTGCCCAAAGCGCTGGTAATTCGCGCAAAACAGCACGTTCTGCGCCGGCACATCCACACTCTGCAGCGTGTTGCCCACCACATTGTTACCGAGAAGCCGATAGGCCATCGGCGCGTTATGCGCATCCAACCTCACGCCATCATGCCAGCGGTCGGCGGGATCCACATTCGTTGCGGCACCGTAGAGACCTGCACCGACTTGATGCGCCTCGTAAAACATCACGCGCAGGCGGTTGCTTTCATCACGGGCCAGCACCGGAGCCACATCGCCGTCCTTGATCTTGCCACGCACGATGGCCTGCTGCGCCATGCCACAGCTAAACTTGCGTGAGAGGTCAAACGTGTTCGCATTCTCGGCCCGCGCATTCCACAGCCTGCGCAGTCGCTGGTTGCGGTCTTTGTTCTTGCCCAGAGGGTAGGGAAACAAACCGGTGCCGCAGATCATGCGCGCCACACCGTCCACCCCACGCTGAATCAAACCGCCCCCGGAATTGTAGATGAAGCGCGCACGCTTCATCAGCTCCAATCGCGAGAACGTATCGATCTCCTGCAGCGTGTCGAGCGTCGGCACATACACATACCCGCGATCCTTCGAGAACACATCCGTGCCCTGAAATGAACCCCAGGCTGCATTCACTTCGAGCGGTGCGGTTTCGACCGACACCTCACGATCAAAGGAACGCACCGGACGTCCATCAGCCCCGAGGATATGACTGCGCCGGTCAATGGTGCGGTAGTCACTCATCCCAGGTGGCAGGGTAAACGGCTAAAATCTCCGACGCGCACATCGCCAGCAGTGTCCCCCGGCTTCGCTTCGAGCACCTGCAACGCCAGCTCATAGAGCTGCATCAGCGTCATGGCGGGGATCTCACGATTGGCAATGACCTTGCCGCTTTCGTCCTCGTTTTCGGTCACATACTCATCACCGGCCTGCACCGCCGCCCAAGCGGCACGGTGCTGCGTGTCCAGATACGCGATGGGATCTTGCTGGCGCTTCGCTTCACGCAAAACACCAGCCAGCAAAATTTCAAAATTAGGAACGTTGGCAGCCACACGCCTGCCGCGTTGTCAATCCTCAGACCGTCGGTCTTTTTTTTCACGCCACTTGGCCCATCTCGCCTGGCCAGCCTTACGCGCCTGCTCCGTTGATCTTGCCTTGGCCTTCCCCGTTCCTGCCGCTCCGCCCTTCATGCCCGCCTTGGCGCGCGCCTGGCTCAGTCGCTTCGAGGAAGAGTTGCTTGGCTTTTTCGTCCCCATAGATCGGCAGAACCAAGAGCAAAACCCCATGGTGGGCAACCTTGGCGATGATCCCGGCGTCTTCACAAAGTGTCTTGGCCTGGTCGAGCACGGCGAGTTGATGCCGCTGGGTGTCAGTAATCATAAGGAGTTGAGCGCAAGCAAAACGGTGAACGTGTCAATCCCCCAGGGGTAAAGTTTTTAACGATTCGCGGAACTCCTGCAGGCCGCCGTATTGGTATTTGAGGCAGTCCCCCCAGTCATTCGGCCCGCGTTTGATTTTCTCATGCACCCATTTGCCGGACACTTTGTCATAGACTTCGGCCGTCAGTTCGTTTTCCAGCTCGGGCGGATAATCGCACGGCAGCCATAGTCGCGGCTCTTTTCGCCGCTGCATCTGGCCGATGTACAGTTCATTCTTCAAACCGAGATCGTAGAACATGCGCACCATGATCTCCTGCTCATCGATGTAGTCGGTCATCAACCGCGACAGCTTCCCGCGATACTCCTCATGCTTGCCCTCCCCTCGGCAGGGATGCAAAGCCCATCCTGACGGATGAATATCACAGGCCGTGCTCTGATGCTTGATGCAGGCCCGATACACTTCATCACGCCGGTGCCCCGAGTCGATCAGCGCCGAGAAAATGTACTCCGGCTCGTCGCGACCTTGCACCAGGTAAGGCCGCGACCGCAGTTGATCGAGCTGGTCTTCATCACTCAGACGGCCAATATCGACAACGTAGCATTCCGCCTCCGATGTCCATGCACACACCATGTACTTCAAATGGTCCCACTGCTTGTCGATGGTAGCAAACAGCATCGCCGGACGAAAGGGCAACCGGGCATTGAATTTGCCATCGCGAAAGGCCATGCGGTATTCCTTGCCCAGCACGACGCGCACCTTGCTCTCGGTGCCGTCGATGGCCTTGATCACTTGCTCTTCCACGCGGCCCGCCTTCAGGGCCTGAATCGTTTCTTTCGTCACGTTCGTGGTTTCATTCTCCCAGGGCATGCCTTCGTGGTTCATGCGGAAGTATTTCTTTGCCTCTTCCGTCGGACTGATCACATGCGCCTGCAGCCACATCTTCATGAGGTTGCCCCAACTTACGCGTTCAAACAGCGAGTACAAGTCCGAGATCTGGTACGACTCCACGCCTGGCTCCGGCGGTACATACTTCCCGCTCTGCGGCCGACGGCGCTGCGCATCCGGCGTCGGCACCCAGATGCCTTCGTTCACGATCATTTTCTTTTCGCGCTCATAAATGGGCTGCTGGCAGAGCTGGCACTGATAGTAAGTGTCTTCGACCACACGCTTGAGGTTCCAGCCGTCGGCTTCTCGGCAGTGGTTCGCCACCAGGAATTTCGTCAGGAACTCAATGCGCCGCTCGCAACGCGGACACGGCACCAGAAACTTTTTCTGCGTGCCGTTGATGTACTTCAGATCAATGATCCCATCGGCATCTTCAGGCTTCGACAGTGCCAGCAGCAAGCCGTCATGCACATCCGTCTGTCGTGACTTCGCGCGGTCATAGGTTGTCGTGCCCTGGTTGACGATGTGCTTCTCCAGCTCGTCGAGGATAATCAACCGATACCAGATTTCCATGAACGGGCCATCGGAGCCGGACCCTGAAATCAGGATGTCCATGTTCTTCAGCGAGATCCTCGACAACGTCTTGTCGTTCGGGTCATTGCTCATCTGCGCGCCGGCCGTGCGCTCAATCGAAGGCAGAATGCGCCGCTCTCCCACCTCGCGGGCCTTTTTGTCCGAATTGATCGAGTAGAGTGCATTGCCCGGCCAGTTCTTCGGCATCCACCGCAGGATGTTCAGCGAGGCCTCGGACACCCCCGACCGCGATGACTTCATGAAGATCCCTTCACGCACATCGGGCCGCATCGGTAGCTCCTGCCATTCCCTCGTCCACGGCGTGAAGCTGGAGTCGTACAGGCCGGGCTTTGCCGACATTTTCTCATCGAGGTAAACTTCACGCTCGGACCACTTCCAAACAAATTCCGTCGGCTGCGTCTGCATCGAGTCGGAGATGAGATCGATCAGGAAATCACTCTCAGGCGTGCCGAGGAACTGCGCGGCTGCAGCCATGCTGAAGAGGTCAGACATCGGGCTGGAAAGTTTGTGCGAAGCGCGTGCCCTTAAGATGCGTGAAGCACTTGTCGCGTTGTTTGATGACGATGTCCCGCCGCTCCTGTGGTTGCAGCCCTGGGGAGAGCTGCTCGGCCAGGCTCAGCATCGCATTCGTAAAACTCTGGCGCATCACGTTGAAGATGCGCACCAGCTCGGTGTTGATGACACGCGTGCGCATCACTTCCCCTTTGCCCTCCTGGATCTTGACGATGTCCTTTTCCCACTGCCTGAGAGTTCCTACCAGCGTCTGCCATTCCCGCCTGTATTGGTTCGCTTGCGACAGATGGCCGCTAGCAAGGCAGCGTTGCAGTTGATCGAAGGTGGCGACGACCAGCGCCCGGATCTGCTGCAGTCCCAGGTCTGTGGCAACCTCCGCACCCATGTCGAGGAACATCGGCACCCCAGTGGCAGCGCCAGCCTTTTCAGCCTCCGCTCCATTCGGCGGTGCTGTTGTCGCAGTCACCGTCGGCGGTGCTGCAGTGGCGGGAATGGCCGCTTCCCCAACATCTGCGGCTCCCTGCTCATGCCTAAGCAGGTACAGCGGCACTCGCCATTCCATGTTCCGACGCCACCATTCGGCCATCTGCTCCGGCGCATCAAAGGGCGGCAGGTCCGGCGGCGAACTCTCGCGACCTTTAGCGATCCACCGTTTCAATTTCCGCTCGGGATCTTTGCCCTCAAGCCCCAGCGCTCCCACATAATGCGCCAGCTTGTAGCGATAGGTCTCCGACGTGACCTTCTTCGCAATCGATTTACCGACGGGCAAAACTCCAGACAGTTCCACCTTCTGGTCTTTGCTCAAATTCAGCCCCAGGGCGTATCGACGCAGCAGCGCGGCTTCCCGTGCCTTGAGCAGATCCTCAGGCAGCACACCTTCAAGCGTAGCCGTTTGCATACGCTCGTGTTCGGCCGTGGTGAGAGTGCTTCCCTCGCTGACTTTTTTCACGACGTTGCGCAGCTCGGCTCCGAGCACCTTCTCCGCCAGATCTGGAGGCACGGTATTCACGCAAGGCCCTGCAGTTTCTCAACCGTTACCCCCAGGGTGCTCATGCGTTCCAACCCCACGGCCACAAACTTCGGATCCAGCTCCGTCGAAAAGCACCGGCGTCCCGTTTGCTCCGCCGCGGCCATCGTCGTCCCGGACCCGTTGAACAACTCCATCACGACATCACCGCGATGGGAGGAATTCCAAATGTGCCGCGCGACCAGGCGCGTCGGCTTGATCGTCGGATGCAGGTCGCTGCAGACGTTGCGCGGCTCGCGAATAACCGTGGTGTCCATCGCATTGCGCAGATGGTTGACCAGGCTGATCAGCTCGGCCTTGCTGAGCTTCTTCAGATCCGCGCCTTCATCGATGATGGTCGATTGGCTGTAACCGCCCTGCCAGTGGTGACCGGCTCCTTTTTTC